AACATTTCTTCTACACAATGAACACGACACTAACGGCGGATTCTCCGCGAAAAGTCCACTGGCGGTTGCCTGAGCCGCCCAAGCGGCGGTTGCGTGATGACTTTGCGGACTGGATGCGGGTGAAGAATTACGCCGGCAAAACCATCGAGGCGTATGTGGCCTGCGTGCTGAATTTTGTGTTGTTTTCGGGCAAGCGTGATCCGCGTGAGATGGGGGCGGACGAGGTGCAAAGGTTTCTGACCAGTTTGGCGACGGAGCGGAATGTGACCTGGAAGACGCAAAACCAGAACCTGTGCGCGTTGGTGCTGTTTTACGAGTTTCTGGGGCAGCCGTTGGGGGATATTGGCCGGTTTCAGGCGGCCAGCCGGCCTTCGGCATTGCCGGTGGTGTTTTCGCGGGAGGAGGTCAGGCGGGTGCTGGGCGCGATGCAGGGGGTGCCAAAACTGTGCGCGCAAATGCAATACGGCTGCGGGCTGCGCGTGGGCGAGGTGGTGGAGTTGCGGGTGAAGGACATTGATTTTGAGCGGGGGGTGGTGGCGGTGTTGTTTGGCAAGGGTGGAAAGTCGCGCCAGGTGCCGTTGCCGGAAGCGGTTCGGGCTGGGTTGTTGGAACACTTGGCGCGGGTTCGGTTGCACTTTGAGCAGGATGGCGGGTGGCTGGTGCCTCTGCCGAATGCCTACGGTGCAAAGGCGCCTGGGGCGGAGCGGGAGTGGGCGTGGCAGTATGTGTTTCCATCGCGGGCGTTGAGCAAGGACCCGCAGGATGGGCGGTTGAAGCGGTGGCATATTTTCGACACGACGGTGCAGTCGGCCGTGAAGCGGGCGCTGGCGGTGGCCGGGGTGGCCAAGAAGGCAAGCACGCACGCCTTCCGGCATTCGTTTGCAACACATCTGCTGGAGGATGGGGTGCCGATTTACGACGTGCAAAAGCTACTCGGGCATTCGCGCGTGGACACGACGATGATTTACAACCACGTGGCGGCCCCGGTGGAGCGGCGGGTGCGGAGTCCGCTGGATCGGGTGAAGGCGTGATGCAAGCCATGACTGAGGCGAGGAAAATTTTGCTGCCGCGGGAGCAGGCGCGGGCGCTGGCGCGGGCGTTCCTGGAGAAGTGGCCGGCGACGAACCCGGATCATCCGGTGCTGCCGTGGTTCACGGACGCGGAGCGGCTGGCGGAGAAGCTGGAGGTGACGCCGCTGGAGGTGCTGGAGCGGGAGTTCACGCTGCGGGAGCAGCGCATCCGGCTGACGGATACGACAAGCCCGGAGCACGCGGAGAAGTTCGACCTGCTGAACTGGGGCTTCGGGGACAGCATCGCCTCGTGGCGGGATGCGGACGGGCTGCTGCGCGACGCACAGGTGCTGTGGCTTTACCTGAGCGGGAGCATCCGGTCGAGCAAATCGACGTTCATGGATGAGCGGGCGGTGCGGACGGCGCTGGAGTTCCCGGGGGTGGAGATCTGGTTTGTGAACGCGACGGAGGAGAGTTCGTGGGCGGGCACGCAGAAGTATGTGTGGCAGCATCTGCCGCCGGAGGTGCGGGCGCTGAATTTCAAGACGGACCCGCACCGGAAGTATTGGGTGCGCTACACGCCGGGGCGGGGGTTTTCGGACGGGTTGTGCGTGCTGCCGCGCACGGGGAGCATCCTGCGGTTCAAGACGTTCACGCAGGACCCGGAGAGCCAGCAGGGGTCGGAGCTGGGGGTGCCGCGGCATCTGTGGGCGGCGCATCAGCGCAAGGTGGCGTTGCTGGAGCTGGCGAAGGACCGGACGGCGGAGGAGGAGTATGAGCTGGCGCGGCTGCGGAAGATCCACAACATCGGGGCGGTGGCGGATGAGAGCATGACGCCGGAGTGGTTCCGGCTGCTGATGACGCGGTGCCGCAACCGGGGGTCGAAGGTGCTGTGGGGGTTCACGCCGGAGGCGGGGATCACGCCGACGATCCGCACGCTGGTGGGGCGGGCGCGGACGATCAAGGCGCGGCGGGCGGATCTGCTGCCGGGGCGGCGGATTGCGGAGGATTGCCCGGAGGGGTTTGCGCCCTACATCGCGGAGCCGGTGGAGCCGAAGGGGCGGGTGATTTATTTCCCGGCGGAGGCGAATCCGTTTGCGTTCTATGATGCGCCGGGGGGCATCAAGGAGGCTTACGCGGGGCATCCCGACGCGGAGGCGGTGGAGCGGGCGGTGTATGGATATGCGCGGGATGTGGTGGCGCGGCCGTTCCCGAACTGGGGGGCGTGGAACGTGGTGCCGGAGGAGGCGCTGCCGGCGGAGGGGACGAATTACATGTTCACGGACCCGCACGGGCGGCGGCCGGATTTCACGATCTGGGTGCGGGTGACGCGGCAGCAGGAGTATTACGTGTATCGGGAGTTCCCGTGGGTGAAGCCGTTGCGGCAGAAGCCGGAGTGGCCGGTGCTGCGGCACGGCTACGGGGAGTGGGCGGTGCCGAGCAAGCGGTTGAGCGCGGATGGGAAGCGGGGGATGGACGGGGACCGGGGGCCGGCGCAGAGGGCGATGGGGTTCGGCCCGGTGCAATACCGGCGGATGTGGCTGGATGTGGAGGCGGTGACGGAGCTGGAGGCGCCGGCGGACCCGCATCGGCGCAAGATCTGGGAGGAGGCGGTGCGGGGGTTGAAGGAGGCGGGGCCGACGGCGATCGCGGAGGCGCTGCGGCGGGTGGATGCGCGGGAGCTGGTGGTGGAGCGGTTCAGCGACCCGCGGCCGCTGGGGACGGGGACGCGGCAGACGGATGGGACGCTGACGTTGCAGGAGCAGCATCTGATCCCGGGGGTGGAGGATGGGCGGCCGGTGCCGCCGCTGCTGGTGAAGCCGGCGCGGAGCGGGGCGAGCCGGGACGCGGGGGCGCAGGAGTTGAACGGGCTGCTGGCGTGGGACCGCACGAAGGCGCTGGCGCGGCCTTACAATGCGCCGCGGCTGTATGTGGCGGAGTCGTGCGAGAATGTGATTTGGGCGCTGGGGAACTGGACGGGGGAGGAGGGGGACGCGGGGGCGTGTGACGACCCGATTGCGTGCCTGCGGTATATGGCGAGCACGGAGCTGCATTACCGGGACCCGGACCGGCCGATGAGCCGGGGCGGGAGGAGTCATTGACGGGGGAGGGGGACACGAATGGCACGAATTAACACGAAGAACAAAAGGAGGAAATATGTTTGGACTAAACAAGAAAATCAAAGAGTTGGAGGGGAAGGTGAAGTCGCTTGAGGAAATTGTGGACGAGCTTAGTCGCCGAACCTCATTGCCGCCCAAAGGGTTAGATCGCCGGCTGCTAGCTATGCCGCGGGAACATCTGGAGGCGGTGGTTGGAAATCTGGTGGGGATCCGTAAAAGCCTGGATGTGGAAATCAGCGATGTGGCGGGTGGGAATGTGGACGGGGACACGAATGGCACGAATTAACACGAAGAACAAAAGGAGGAAATGATGACGAGGGAGCATTATGAGGCGCTGCCGGGGTGGCTGAGTGTGCGGCGGGCGGCGGACCTGTGCAGTGTGGACCGCAAGGACCTGGTGGACACGGCAATGGAGGCGGGGGTGCCGTGGTATGTGCCGCCGCTGAAGCCGCGGCCGGGGTGCCGACGGCGGTTCAAGAAGGTGAGCAAACGGATCGTGGCGTATTTCCACGGGTTGGAGCCGTGGCCGGCACGGCAGGGGTAACGGCGGGGACACGAATGGCACGAATGGGCACGAATAAAAGGAGGAGGCATGAAGCTATTTGAGAAATTGAAGAAGTGGTGGCGGAGGACGTGGACAAACCGGCTGGAGGAGGATTGGAGGGAATTGATCGCCATGTCGGACGACGCATTGTGTAGGGAAGTGATGGAGGCCGGGTTGCGAATGGATATGAGTGACCGCGCGCTCCGGGCGAGGTCGGTGGCGGCCCTTCGGTTTTGTGCGCAGCACTTGGATGCGAAAATCAAGGCGGCGGGTTTGAACCCTGAAGACGCGAAGGACACGAATGGCACTAATTGGCACGAAGAAAAGAAAGGATTGAAATGAGCGACAGGAAACAGGGTGGGGGACCGCATTCGCTGGAGGCGGAGCAGGGGATGCTGGGGTGCGTGCTGCTGGCGCCGGGGGAGGTGCTGGAGCAGTGGGCGGTCAGCCGGGTGCGCGGGGAGTGGTTTTACGACGTGCGGCATCAGTTGCTGGCGGAGGTGCTGCTGGCGATGCACGCGGCGAACCGGCCGATCGACCTGCTGACGGTGGCGGGCGAGATCAAGGACAAGGGCGTGGAGGCGCAGGTGGGCGGGGTGGCCTATGTGTCGGAGTTGCAGGACAAGGTGCCGAGCGCGGCGAATCATCCGGCGTATCTGGCCGGGGTGCGGGAGAAGTGGAAGCTGCGGCAGGTGATGCGGCTGGCGGGGGAGGTGCAGGCGCAGGCGGCCGCGGGCGAGGCGGCGGGGGAGGCGCTGGTGGCGGAGGCGGCCACGAAGTTCCTGGAGCTGGCGGAGGATGCCTCGGCGGGCGGGATGCGGCACATCATTGAATCGGTGCGGGCGGTGGTGGGGGCCTTGGAGGAGCATCACTACAGCCGGGGCCGGACGCAGTTGGCGCCGGGGTATCTGCCCACGGGGATCGACTATCTGGACAAGCTGTCGGGGGGCATCGCGCCGACGGATTACCTGGTGCTGGCGGGGCGGCCGGGGGCGGGCAAGACGACGATGGCGTTGCAGATCCTGCTGCATCTGGCCCGGTATTACCAGTGGTGGAGGCCGACGGGGGAAAAGGATGCGGATGGGAACATGAAGCACGAGGGGCCGTTCACGGGGGTGCCGGTGGGGGTGTTCTCGCTGGAGATGACGGACAAATCGCTGGCCAAGCGGCTGATGTTCAACCTGGGCGGGGTGAGCGCGGGGAAGTTCAAGCAGGGGTTCGCCACGGCGGCGGACATTGCCAAGCTGGGCGAGGCCGCGGTGCAGGTGGGGAACCTGCCGATCTACCTCGATGACGAGGGCGGGCAGACCATCGGGCAGATCGAGGCGAAGGCGCGGCGGATGGTGCGGCAATACGGGGTGAAGCTGTTTGTGCTGGACTACCTGCAACTGGTGCTGCCGAACAAGCGCAGCGGGCGCATCGACCGGGTGCAGGAGCTGACGGACATCAGCGCGCGGATCGTGGCGCTGAAGAAGGCGCTGAAGGTGCCGTGGCTGGTGCTGGCGCAGATGAACCGGAACATCGAGCAGGCGGAGGTGCATCGCACGCCGGTGTTGAGCGACCTGCGGGACTGCGGGGCGATCGAGCAGGACGCGGACCAGATCGGGTTCCTGTATTTCCCGGAGCGGGGCAAGGCCAAGAACGGGGAGCCGGACAAGCGGCAGCAGGAGGAGGACTTGATCGACGAGGTGGTGGGGCAGGTGGAGCACAGTGAGCGGCCGCAGCGGGTGAACTGGTTTCAGGCGAAGAACCGCGACGGGGCGACGGGCCCGGCGAGCCTGCTGTTCTGGAAGAACCAGTTCCGGTTCCAGGACTGGCGGCGGTTTGAGGTGGAGCACGGCGGGAAACGGGCAAAGGGGGAACGGGGCGGGGAGTTCTGAGGGTGGACACGAATTGCACGAATTGGGCACGAAGAAACAAAGAAAGGAGGAGGGCATGTCGGCCATTGACATTGTGGTGGAGCTGGAGCGGGTGGGGACGCGGGTGGTGGTGGCGGGGGGCAAGGTGCGGCTGGAGCCGTTGCCGGAGGCGGGGCTGCTGGAGCAGGCGCGGGCGCAGCGGGACGCGGTGGTGGCGGCGTGGCAGGAGCGGCATCGGGGCGAGTATGGCCGGGCGCCGCTGTGGCCGCCGGAGGTGCTGCTGCGGGACAACCTGCTGGCGGAAACCTGCACGGCGGCGGGCCGGGTGAAGCTGGCGGGCGTGGTGGAGCACGTGGCGCGGCAGCCGGCCGAGGTGCGGCGGTGGGTGCTCAAACGGGCGGGGGCGTATTGGGACAAGTTCCGCGGGAACTGGGTGAACATCAACGACGGGCATCATGCGATGTGCGAGTGGACGGCGGCGGCGGACCTGCTGTGCGCGCAGAGCAACTGCGAGTGGAGCGACGCGCTGGCGGCGCGGCTGGGGGCCATCGAGGAGGCGTTCGCGGAGATCAAGAAGTGCCGGGTGAAGGGGGAACCGGCGAGACACGAATTGCACGAATGAACACGAATGAAGGGGGCAAAATCAATGAAAGACAAAACCAGCGAAGCAATGGCCTACGAGCTGTGCAAGCTCACGGTTGGGCACCATGTCAACTGCGGGTGCGAGGTGGACAAATTGCTGCGACAATTTATCAGGGAACAATCTGCGCTGCCGCAAGCCATCGTGGCCGGAAAGCAACTCATAGTGCCTTCATCGGTCTGGAAATGGCTAATCCACTGGACGCTTCGACCTCTCACTCGCGCCATCCAGGGATGCGGCAGTGCGTTTTGGCGTAAGCGTTCGGGGAACCGGCGAGACACGAATGGCACGAATGAACACGAATGAAGGAGGAATGACATGGATGCGACATTGAAGGAATGCGAGGAGACGGTGGAACGGTTGACGGAGATCCTGCGGCGGATCAACGCGGCGTTTGAAAGCGAATGCCAGCACCGGCAGCGGTATCTGCGGGAAATCCAGGAGGAGGCCAGGAAGGAGAGTGGGAAGTGAAGCCGAAGGGGGAACGGATTGAGGTGCGGTTGGCGGGGCCGATGCCGCGCAAGGAGTTCATCCGCTGGCGGATGGAGGAGGACGGGGTGCGGCGGAGCACGGTGGACATGCGGGTGCGCCGGGGCATCTACACGGGGCTGCACGTCGAGATGACGCCCACGGGCGCGGTGTATGCGCCGGGGCCGGGCCCGCTGGTGCTGGCCAGCCGGGCGCGGCCACGGGAGAATGAGGAGGCATCGCCGGCGGAGGCATCGCTGGCGGAGGACCGGCGACGGCGCCGGGAGTTCCGCGGGGGGCGCTGCGCGTGCGGCTCGGCGGCGGTGCGGTTGAAGGCGGCGGAGCCGGTGTGCCAGCGGTGCGATGAATGGGAGGAGGCGGCGCGCCGCCGCGGGGATGCGCGGGAGCGGGCCCGGAAATGGGCGCAGGGCAATGTGTATCGGGTGGCGCTGCGGGGGTGGTGAACAACGAAGACACGAAGGACACAAAGGAACTGGTGGTAGTGTGAGCGGTGTGCAGGTGGGGGAAGGTGGGGGCAAGTGCGGGCAGGTGGCGGGTGGGGGGTTGGCGGGGGCGGCGGTTTTGGGTATGGCGCGGGCGGTGGGGAGTGCCCCGCCCTATTTGGCCATGCCACAGCAATCTCACGCCGAAACCATCGCCCGCTCCTCGCCGGAACTTGATCGCCGCCAATTCTCCACGCTGCATGCGCAGTTCCGGGCGTGCGCGCCGTTGCAGGAAAGCTGGTTCCTGGTGCGCGACGCGGACGAGACGCGCTACAACATCTGGGCCAACCAGTCGCCGGACGGGCGCAAGCACAAGGACCTGTTCCCGGATGGCGGGTTTGACGGCCCGTGGGATCGTTCGTCGGATTTCCGGCCGGGCTGGGTGGACGACATCATCAACGCCAAGGTGGCGCTGGACTGCGAGGCGTGGGACCGGGCGTTCCGCGTGCAGGCGCACAAGCCGGAGGATGCGGGGCAGTCGGCCCGGGTGCGGATGTGGTTCGAGTATCTGCGCAAATCGCGGCTGCTGAACGAGATCCAGCGCGAGCGGGAGCTGTCGAGCCAGTGGCGTCACCAATACGGGGCGTGCCTGGTGAAGGTGGAGTGGGACTGCCAGCTCGCGTATGTGCCGCGGGTGGTGACGTTGACGGACCTGATGGAGGCGGGGGCGACGGCGGCGGAGTTTGCGCCGTTCTTCGAGACGATCAAGGACCCGTCGCTGGACGCGGAGAATGCGAACTACCTGGAGCTGCTTTACCAGACGTATGTGCGGGCAAGCGTGCCGCTGCGGCTGGGTTTCGAGCCGGCGGCGCTGACGGAGGAGCGGGTGAAGCGGGCGCTGACGGAGCTGCGGGAGCGGCAGGAGACGGTGCTGCCGATGCCGGAGCTGGTGCGGAATGTGCCGATGGCGCGGGCGCTGAAGCTGGGGCGGCAGGTGTTTGTGCCGCGGGGCACGACGGACATCCAGGGGGCGGCGGTGATCTTTGAGCTGGAGTGGCTGACGCTGGCGGAGGCGGAGGGGATGGCGCGGGTGGAGGGGTGGAGCGAGGATTTCACGGAGAAGCTGAAGCAGCACGTGGGGGAATACTCGGAATGGCGGCGGGATGACGCGGGGGATCTGCGGTTTGTGACGTATCAGGACGAGGATGCGGACCCGCGGGTGCAGATCATCCGGGCCTACCGCAAGCAGGTGGACGAACAGGGGGTGCTGGGGATCTACGAGACGGTGTTCCATCACGCGATCGAGGTGTGCCGGGACGAGGAGTCGGGCGAGACGGAGCCGCTTTACGCGAAGCACGGGCTGTTTGAGACGCCGCTGGGGACGCGGTATCCGTTTGTGGAGCTGCGGGCGGAGTGGAACGACCGGGCGCTGCTGGCAAGCCGCGGGGTGCCGCGGATGCTGGCGAGCCACGAGACGCAGATCAAGAGCCACATGGACATGGTGACGAACCATGCGGACATCACGACGCTGCCGCCGGTGAATGAGCCGGATTACGCGGGCGGGGTGGGGCTGGCGATGGGGGTGGGCAAGGGCCGGGGCGCCAAGGAGGTGGCGGGGTATGATTACTCGCCCTTTGCCAAGAACACGATCTGGCGGGCGGAGAACAAGCCGGAGTTCATGCAGCCGCCGGCGCGGGAGCCGAAGGTGGCGCTGGAGCTGATGACGATGATCCGCACGGACATGCTGCGGCGGGCGGGGCTGCCGGTGCCGGACGAGCATCCGGCGGTGGCCAACGCGCGGCTGCCGCATAACATCGCCAAGTTCCTCACGGGCTGGAGCGAGGTGTTCCAGATGATGTGGCAGATGACGGCGCGCTACCTGGAGGACCGGGACTGGCAGCGGGTGGTGGGCAATGACGCGCCGCCGCTGAACCGGGACCCGCGGGTGATCGAGGCGGAGTTCGACTACATCATGGAGTTTGACGCGCGGACGCTGGACCCGGAGTTCCTCACGGAGCAGAACAAGGCGCTGGCGGCCATCGCGCAGGGGGACCGCAACGGGGTGATCGACGGGGCGGAGATCACGCGGTTGCAGGTGCAACTGTGGAACCCGGCGTGGGCGGACCGCATCATCAAGGACCAGCGGAACGCGACGGCGGAGCTGCGGCGGAAGGTGCGGCAGGACCTGGACAGCATGTGGAACGGGAGCCCGCCGGAGCTGGTGGAGAACGACCCGACGGCGGGGATGCAGATGGAGTTTGCGCAACAGTTCATCGGGCAGAATCCGTTCTGGGCGTCGGCGATGACGCAGGACGGGGGCAGCCCGCAGGCGCAGGTGTTCCGGCAGCACGTGGAGCAGTGGCTGAAGAACCGGCAGCAAAGCGTGGTGGAGACGGGGCTGGCGCAGATGGCGGGCCGGACGGGGGTGATGCCGGTGGCGCCGGGGTTGCAGATGGGCGGGTGACGTGGATGGGGGACACGAATTACACGAATTGGCACGAAGGAAGGGATGGGTGGAGACACGAATTGCACGAATTGGCGCGAAGGGCGCGAAGTAAAAGAAAGGACAACGAGTGAAGACGAGGGTGATGGAGTTTCTGATGAAGCTGCGGGAGCGGCGCAAGGTGTGGCGGGTGTTTGACGCGACGCCGCCGATGACGCCGGAGGACTGGACGACGCTGCGGATGGGTTTCAGCCGGCCGCCGGAGGATGTGACGCTGCGGGCGTTTGACCTGCTGCTGCGGCAGGCGCACAACGCGGCGCTCAAGCGGCTGGCGAACACGCCGGTGGACCGCCCCGCGGAACTGGCGGAACGGGTGGGCGCGCTGCGGGCCGTGCTGGACCTGAAGGCGGAACTGGACAAAACGGTGAAGCAGATGAACGAGCACCGGGGGTAAGCGGGAACCACGAAGGCACGAAGGCTGACTGGCCGTGACCAGCGTGCAGGTGGGGGCAGGTGGGGGCAAGTGGGGGGGGGGGGGGGGGGGGAGGGGCGGGGGGGGGGGGGGGGGGGGGGTTGGCTTCCGGGGAAATTTACCACACAGGTGCGGGCGTGAAAGCGGGTCGCTCGGCATCCCCGCCGGAATCAAATGCCGTGTGTCGGTCGGGTTCTCGGATCCCCAAAACCGTGTCGCACCATGAAGCCACCAGTTCAAACCGGTTCCTCCGCCCCGAAGGCGGCCGACGCTTCCGCGCCGGCGCAGCCCGCAAAAGCGGTGTCGCAGATCACGGCGCTCGGCCAGCCGCAGTCAGAGGCCGATTTCGTGAACCTCATCATGGCGGGTGAGGATTCACCGGAAGAAGTTTCACAGCCCGCCCAAACCGTGGAGGAAGGCGCCACCGAAGAGGCGGCACCGGAATCCAACGGGGAACCGACCACCGGTGAGTTGCCGGAGGGTGAGGAGGCCGGTCAGGCCGACTCGACGGAACCCATCCCGGAAGCCCAGGACAATGCCGACGAGGCGCCTGCGGACGAAACCGGGGAGGAGTTGCAGCAGGTCAAATCGCTGACGCCGGAGCAGAAGAAGCATTACGGCAAGGTGATCGCGGACCGGCTGCGCGAGCAGAAGGAGAAGCTGGCCGAGGCGCACGAGGCGGCGTTGTCCGAAAGGGCGGCGCAGCACGAGGCGCAGGTGCGGGAGCTGGAGGGGCAGTTGGAGGAGCTGCGGGCCAACCGGGCCGCGGCGAATCCCGCCGACCTCTCGACGCTCACCACCGTGACGGCCGTGAAGGCAAAGGTGGAACAGGCGGAGGCGCAACTGGAGGCGGTGACGGAGGCCATCCAGCAACTGGCGATCGACCCCGGCGGGGTGGAGGAGCAGTTGCGGGCGGCCAAGGTCGAGCTGCCGGATTACGAGCAGGCGACGATGCTGCGGTGGCTGCGAAGCCAGGCGGGCACGGCGCGGGCGGTGATCAAGTCGGCCCCGCAGCGCGAGCAGCAGATCGCGCTGGCGGACCAGTCCAAGGCGGCGCTGAAGCAGATGTTCCCGTGGTATGGCAGGGCGGACTCGAAGGAGCACCAGGCATTGCTGGAGACGCGCAAGGCGTATCCGGCCATCGCCCGGGAGCCCAACGGGGATGCGTTGCTGATCGCGCTTTCGCACGGCCTGGCCGTGCTCTCCCAGCAGGGCAACGCGAAGGCGGCGGCGCAAGCCAAGGCCAAGGCGGAGCCGGCGAAGCTCACCCC